CCGCGTAAAGCGGCCCGTGTATTGGTGGCGTCGTCGGCAGTCCATTGAGCAGTAGCGCACGCCGCGACGTACTCGCTTTGGCTTGACGTTGAACTCTGTGCCGCAGCACTCGCAGATGACAGCAACCACAGCCGGGCCTCAATCTTCCATAGGTTCGCCAGTATTCTAGCCCGTTCCCTTTCAGGCGGGAATGGCTTGGTCGCCCAGGTCACGGTTTCGATGCTGGGCTTCAGCGCAGTGCCCCAGCCGGCCCACTGCTGGGCTTCGGGGGTGGCGGGGGCGGTAAGCGGATCTCCGTCTTTATTTGTGTTGAGCCCAATACACGCGATATTGCCCGCACACCGGCCTTTGTTGTCTTTCGTGCCCACCACCTCCCGCTCAGCCCCTGCCGCCTTGTCAATCGCCTTGCTCACGTCCAGCGACTTCGGAAACCCCGACCCGTAAACCCATGCGATCATGTCCCGGATCTCAAAGCCCGCATCCTCAATCCGCACCGCCATGCGGTGTTGCGTTCGCGTACCGGCAAATGCCAGCAAATGTCCACCCGGTTTCAGTACCCGCAAACACTCCTGCCAGATGTCAGTTGACGGGACATCGTAGTCCCACTTTTTATTCATGAAAGCAAGCCCATACGGCGGATCGGTCACAATCGCATCGATTGATTCAGCGTCTAATGTCTTGAGAACGTCCAGACAATCGCCGGTATGCAGGCTGTAGGGTTGCGTCATGAAAACCACTGAAAAGAGCCGTTTCTGCTCAGGTAGTTGAAAGCGTCGGCTGCCGCGTCCACTTGGTCATCATGCTGGCCAGTCGGGAAGCTGCAAAGCTCATCGATGAAAGCCCTGTTCCAGTCGCCCCGCTCAAGCTCCACAAGGCCAGCCTCACAAGCTGCCGCGAACGGCATGGCCCGCACTTCTTTAGAACCTGTAGGCCGGGCTGAAACAGTCGCGAACCCTGCCAGATTAATCTTGTCCTGTTCCACCTGATCGACACCCGCGGCACCGGGATCTTGAGCAAGGTGAACAATCGTCTGAAGCCCGTCTATCTCTGCTGTTTGTCGCTGGATGGTTCGCCGTTGGGCTGGTGACCATTGACCTCGTACAACGTGGGAGATTCGGTATCGATCACCGATTCGGCACATTCTGACGCCGCAGGTGTAGTCGCCCGCCCCCGGCGTTGCCGCTGTATCGTAAGCGCGGCAAGCCAGCCCTGAGCTATTGCCCCCGTCAACAATAGGCAACCAATCGTGACGGAAGAAGCCACCAGATCTAGGGCTAGGTCGCTGCTGATAGAGGGCTGAGAATGCATAAGAACCAATGGCCTTTTTAATTCTGTCAAAGTCTGCGACGTTGTAACGATCTGGCCAGAGTGCTTGCCCCGGCTCTCTGCCGAGCGTATCACCTTCTTCGGCAATCGCTGGCAGGCTCACCACGTCCCACCGTTCACCGCCGTTATTTGCTTCTTCGAGCAACTGGCCTGCAAGGTCGAGCGAGTGCCAGCGGGTCATGATCAGCACGATAGCCGCGCCGGGGTGAAGGCGGGTGTAAAGGTCGTTTTGATACCAGTCGAGAACTCTTGCCCGGTAGGTCGGTGATTCAGCCTCTTGGCGGCTCTTCACTGGGTCATCGATAACGACCAGATCGGCACCGTAGCCCGTTACACCTGACCCGACACCGACCGCATACAACCCGCCGCCGTGGATACTTGACCACTGATTCTGTTTGTTTGAATCGTTGGCAAATTGAAAACCGAACCGACTGACGAGCCGCCGTGTTTGTCGGCTGAATGTGCAGGCGAGGCTGTGATTATAGGCTCCGACAATTACCCGCATGGTTTGGTTGCGGAGTAGTCGATAGGCCGGGTAATGAATCGTTGATTGTTCGCTTTTGCCGTGCCGTGGTGGCAGGAAAAGCATCAATCGCGTAATTTCGCCGTTTGTTACTCGGTCAAGCCGATTTCGGCAGAGTTTAAGATGATTCGGATGCCACTGATGATTCGGACTGACACGCTCTAAAAACTGCCATAAACCAGCTTTAATCAAGCTGTTCCGGGGCTGGCTCAGGGTCATCATCGTAGTTGTTTAACGTGTCGCCTGATTGATCGCTTGCGGCAACCTTGCCATTCAGTCTGTCGTAGATGGCTTGCCAATAACGAAAGTCGCCACCCAATGCTTGTTTCAATCCAACTTCAACCAGCTTGTCGAGTAAATCTGGCGAATTAACCAGAACCCTATCAAGGGCCTCATTCATATCCGGTCGTTTGGGCCTGCCTTTTGGGTTGCCGCTTTCGCCCGGCTTCCAAGGTGGTCGAAGTCCTGACCTGTCAGGATTAAGGTTTGCCATTTCAGTACGGTGCTTTTTTCGGTGCAATCATCGGTGAAACTACCGATATTGTCACCAGTCCACCCGCCCCCGCAGATTAACCATCGATTCAATCGCACCGCGGCCCGGCTGGGCACCCTTGTTTCGTCGCTTGTTGCCGGTCAGCCGCTGCATCTCTGCATTACGTTTGATGCGTGCCTCGCTAATGACCTTTTGGAGTGCATACTGGCGTTGCTCCCACCTTGCCGCAGCTTGCAGAACCGCATCAAATTTCTTATCGGCCCTGAGACATTTCAGGCAGATGGCGGGCTTGATCTTCTCAAGGCTCCTGCCACTGTCGCAGACCCCGCACGGTGATTTCTGGCTTGACTCTCGCCAGCCGTCAGGTGGCATCATACCGACCAGTTCAACCGTCTGCCCGCCCAGGTACACTCTGACCTGCGCTTCGGCCCGTCGGTTAATTTGATCTTCAGATAATTCTTCTGACAACGAATCCATTAAATATTGACACTAAACGCTAAAAAAAATTACCGCAATCGCAAATAAAAAAAGTTTTATTTGTTTGGGAAATCAATGATTTCCGGCTCGTTAATTTCGCCCCATTTATGGAACCGCTTCAGCGGTGTTATCTCTTCTTCGTAAATCTCTGAGATTCTGAAATTGCCGTCATCTTTACAAATAGCCGACACCACCCGCGTAACGAGTCGGTCTGGGTGTCGGTACTGGAAGTTGATGAATTTCTTGGTCGGCATAGTGCTATTATAGCACAACTTCCAGCGTGATTTCGACGCCCGGAGCCTCGTTTACATTGCACCAATGTTTCTGACAGAATCTCTCCGTCACCTGACAATCATCCTTATAGACAATACCGGTCAGTGCATCTTCCGTGCATCTGATCAGCTTTGTCAGGTCGGGTTTCTGGATGTGGTGTTTCGGGGCGGTCTCTTTAATCCTGGCCGCATTCCTGCCGCTGCCGTAGTGGCATTTGGGCCGAGGGAAATAGAAGTCGATGGTCATAGCCACCGCTTCATTTGTCAGCTTGGCCCCGGCGTCAGTCATGGCCTGCTGAGCATGTAGCGATACGATAGACTGCCAGCTTGTTTTACGCTTGGCGGTGTCCATCACAATGATTCTGCCCGTTTTGGGGTGGGCAAAGGCTTTCTTTGAGCCGGATGGCGACGCGATGCCTGGGACAAAAAAAGAAAGTTTCAAGGTTGTGCCTCAATTTCTGCAATCTGCTTGCCACGTTCGCTGACAGCCTTTGACAGATGGCGTGCAATCCAGATGGGTGAAATCCTCATGTGTTTTGCCGACTCTCTTGGGTCACTTAAAACACGAATACCGTCAACGTACTGCAAATCACATTTAAGCGGACTTGCTATAAAATCGGCGAAAAACTGCATTGAATCAGGTAGATCGCTTCTCGGATGAAATGTCACTTTCATTGTGTAAGCTGGCAGAAAATGCTCTTTGTATTTGACCCAGTTAAATTCAATACATTGAATTGGAGTTGGAAATTCTGCCACTACATATTCATTGATCCATTTGCCAATATCTACCAGTTTTGACCCCGGAAAATATTTCATAAAACCTTCGTCAAACATCATCTACCCCGTTTCATCGCTTGCAGATACTTCACGACCAATACCACCATTACGACTGACAACGTAAAACACGCCACAGCACCGAGGATTGATAGGGTTATAGTCATTTGTCGTATTCTCGCATTTTTTCAATCCGCTGAATTTCTCTATCTACATACCAACGTGCTTTTTTCAGATCCTCAATGGCATCGCCCTTTTCACCCGCCCGCCAAAGGTATTTGATAGCGTTGCCACGGCAGAAATTCATGTGTTCCGTAATCTGGATGCATTCCACGGCGGACGGGTGGTTTTTGTAGTGGTTGGGGTTGATGGCGTCGCTCATTCGGTCTGCCCCTTCCAGTGTTCGTACTCCCAACCATCTACTAATGGCTCTCTTTTGTCGGGAACCAAATCTCTGAGTCGTGTCATTGGATGAGAGGCCAGTCTGCCTGTTTTTAAGTTGCGTACCGCCCAGACCGGCGGGCTGACAATCCCGGCCTCTATGAGTGCGTTGGCAATCTTTTCGATCGGGATTGCCTGGTAATCATTCAGGAACCGCCCGAAATCGGCATCCATGAGTTCCGCGAATCGTTCGGCCTGCTCTTTTGTTATATCTTCAGGCTTGATCGGCATTGCTGGCCTCCGGATGCTCATCGCACATGCAGAATTTCGGCTGATTGCCGCAGTTTGGGCATTCAAGGTCGTCCAGCCTATTCCTCAACCGCTCGATCTCCGCCATTAAATAGCCTTTATTTTGGTGCAGGTCACTGTTGATGTGTTCGTATGATTTTATTTCAAGAGCCTGTCTGTGCATTCCTCTGTTCAGCATCTTTAGCTCTCTCCGCTGGTGCTTAATTCGCCGCTGTAATGCTGCACGCTGAAACACTTCAGCCGGTATAGCGGTATTTTCCAGTTGCTTTGCCTTTAACTCAAGATAGCGGACATACAAAGCCACCTGCTGCAAGAGTCTTCCATTATTGTCAAGCATGAGATCATCTCTGCCCCAATACCTGATTAGTTGCTTGGCTTCCTTCCATGGATCATCTGCTTGTTTTTCAATTTCGGCAATCTTTGTCTCAAACTTTTGCATGGCTTCTTTTGCCGCTTCAAGTGCGGCTATTTCAGCCTTGAGTTGTTCAATCTGTTCTCTCATTTTCCCGCCCTTTTCTGCTCTAGTTCTTTTCGCCTGTTCCGCCGTTTCATGGCACACGACAAACAACGGGTGCTGCCTTTCGCCACAATGCACTTGCAGTCAAGGCACTTGCCTTTCTCGGCTCGCTCCCGGCAGATCTGACAAGTGCCAGTTTTGTTATAGTTGGAAATCGGCAAGCCGCAGACGCTGCAGCCATAAAGGCATTGCGTGCTTTTTGTGATGACCACCAGCTTTTCTTCAACCGTTTCATAGCGGCCCGCTAAGGCATCTTCAAAGTATTTTCTTGCCGATTCTTCCGAGACGTTTAACTCACTGATCACCTCGGCAAATGCCCGGCGAATCGTGTTCCGTCTGACTGCTGATATGTCCCTTTCATAAGGCTGCCAAGCCGCATCAGCCATTAAGGCACCTCAATGCTGATACCAAGATTCTTGCAATTCGTCTTCGCTTTTTGCTCAAGCTCAGTGGCTTTGGAAACCATGAAAGAATCTTCGTAGTTCAGTCTGACGCATGGCTCCTGCTCTATTTTTTTAATCAGCAACACCAGCCTATTAACGGCATGGATTAATTGAACGTGTATTGATTCATTAACACTCATCAGATCGCCCTTCCTGATTCCAATATCAGTGCCACAGGAAACACCCATCCGCGGGTCGTGATTGACTTATCTCTGTTGATCAGAAAATTATTAGACTTCCCGATTTTCTGGCACTCAATCAACCTGGCCGCCTTCAATTCTTCAATCACTCGCCTAACTGTTGTCGATGTCTTATCGATCCTGACCGCCAATTCTTCAATCGTCGCCGTTGAATCCCTGTTAATCTCACAGAGAACTTGCACATATAAGCTAATCACGATTCGACCTCAATCTCTTTTGGGTGGATGCTCTTGGCTTCTTTGATCAGATAGATCCGGTCAAAGTCGGCAGGTTTGATCGTGAAATAGGCGTTATTGCGGAAAAGAACGTCGATGGCTGCGATGTCAAACGCCTTGCCTTTCGCGTCGCGTTTATATTCAATCTTTACAACCGTACCAACCATGATTGATTCTTTGGCCCGGATAGTGTCGCCGACTTGAAAACGATTGATCATGACACGCCATCCTTTTCTGCGTTTTTCAGCTTCTTTTCCCTGATTTCTGGCCGATTGATCTGTACGTTCTTTGAGGCACTGAAGGCCAGTTTGACCTTGTCGCCACGAATCTCGGCGACGATGACTTCGATTGTTTCGTCACCCGCATCGATGACAACTGTTTGAAGTTTGCCCCTTGTCAATACCAAGACACCCATCGTTGCAACCTCCATGATGATGAAATGACGGCCAGGCTGACCGTCCTTGAGTTCCATGCCTGCCGCCTGAAAGTTCTAGCGCGATAACATCTCGTGCCGACTTCCACCGCCCCGGCGTCGGACTGTGACGACCGAGGAAACCACCTGCCGAGAGTCGAACCCGGCTTTCATGCCGATAGGTGGTCATTGATAATTGATGCCGCAATGCCCCATGCTGATCTTTCTTCATCTTCCGTTATTCTGAAAGACTTGAGGTTTGCATTCTTTTTGTTAAACACCTTCAATCCGATTGCCATAATTCTTTGTTGATATGGCCCAGTTGCGGCAATAATTTTTCCTCTTTTGATCATTTTTTCCAGTGCCAAAGAAATCGATGATTGCTCTTCAAAATTGCCAAGCGACAAAGCGCGATATTGATTAAACACATACGTTCTATCACCACCATCTAACACTGTGATAGCAGCCGACAATCTGAAATTTGCACTACAAATGATTTTGGTTTTTGTCCCACAAAAACTAATCATCTCAGCTATTATTTGCTGTAGTCCAGTTTCAGCAACCAGTCTGATCTGATTGACTGATGGGCGTTGATAACCAAAAGCAAGAAAAGCAGCCAGCCTTAAACCTTCAGCAACCGGAATTGACAGCCCTGTTCTGTCTGAATAGCTTCTACTCGCGCCGCAGTCGATTACCTCGTAAGCACTGACCGGCATCCCAAATGTAACATTCGTCTGGATTGCTCTTTTTGATCTTACTACAGCCGTCAGCCTGTGATGGCCGTCTCTTAAATTGCCATTTACATCAAATCCAATACCCTGATTAGTTAAACGCCATTCACCTCTTGTTATTGCATCTGCAAGCTCTTTTACATAACCTTTTCGAAGATTGCGATTGCCAATAGATGTTGCAAGCATCTCTTCTGCCATGGTGGGAGTGATTGCCATTACGATTGTTTGCGAAGGTCTTTTGAAATTCATATCTGTTCAAACTCCCTTTGCAATCGCTCCGCAAACTTGTCACCAGCTTTTGACCACCGCTGAACCTCGTGCTTGCTCGTGACCGTCACCCGCTGGCGTGCTGCGTTGCGGTTCCATTCCCGAACAAATGCCTCGCCGATTGCTTTTGATGTGTTCGCGGCACTCTCTGGCGTTGCGCCTTTGTTGAGTGTCATGACAAACGCGGCAGATATGTGAGCCTCAAGTTCAAGCTCAAAATCAGCACCACCTACGAGGCTTCGAGTTGGTGTGCGAATCTTGATAATCTCGTCCCAAAGACTGCTGATGCGATGCTCAACTTGACGCATCTTCACGATTGTCTGCGGTGATAGTGTGACCATGTGATTGATCCTGAGTGAAAACCCACCCCGCCAACGCAGCGGGGCGAGTCGCAGAAGTTTTCCGCCGTTTTGGACCAGCGGCCAGCCAGAACGAAAATCGATTAACTTTCTGACTGATTGTCACGGGCAGGGGTCGAACCTGCCGGGCCTTCCGCCGCAGGCGGACACATGCCCAATCCCATCGCGACAGATTAGGCGTCCGTGCCTCAAGTCGCATCCCTGCGTGATTGCCCGCTCGCATGATCCACAAGGGCCGCGTGCCCTCGTTTTGCTCGACCGTGGTGGCACTAGGAGACTGCCGCCAAATCATGCTGCCGCTATGTCACCAGCTTCCCGGCGGCACGGGCAACCGTTTACGATTCATGTAGTCTCCCTCAGAATGGTGCATCTTCAGCCGTTGGGTCGATCTTATGGCCAGCGGGGGCCGCTGCCCGGTATTCCTTGACCGTGGTTGACTGCCCTGTCAGTTCGTGGCACTGTGCAGCCTGTTTGATGATCCACTCAGGTACACCGTCACGGGGTGGGTCGTCATACGACCAGGCAAAGATGTCGCAGTTTGGGTCAAATGGCGCCATGCCTCTCGGCAGTCGGCCAAGGCTGGCGACATTTGCATAGGTTTTGTCGCCTTTAGCCGTGTGTGTGATTGTGACCATGACCCGCAAGTTCAGCAGCGTTTCAGGGTCAAGCGTTCCACCTTCCGGCGGCCAGCCGCTGCCCAGAACGGGCTTAAACAGTTTCGTCAGGCCAGCTTTCTCGCCCAGGCTAAAGCCGACTGTGGTTGTGATCGAGAAAAACTTGTCTGATTGCTCGCCTAATGGCTCATCCAGAATGAATCTGATGGCCAGCTTCTGCGATGGTTTGTAACTTGGGTTCAACGGCGTTTGAGTGCCGAGAAAGAAAAGATTCTGAACGATACCTTGATAGGTGCCTTCTGGCACCGGGGTATAGTCGCCAGATCCGGCTGGATTGCTCTTTAACATCGGAATAGGCATGTTTATTGACCTTTCTGGTCGGATTGCCTGACAGAGAAAAACCGCCACCGGGCAACATGCCCGGCAGCATCAACAAGGAGCAACTTACGAAGTTGCAAGGGCTGCCCTGTCCAGATCAACGGACGGGACAAATAAGAGTTGTCTGCGTTCTGCCATCAATCGGGCATGTTCTGCTCTGCTGCCGTCAAGCAGCTTTTCACAGGCATAAATCATGATCCCGGCATTGATGCAATCTTGAGCAAATTTTTGCTTGACGCGAATTGAATCAAGCTCTTCATTGATCTGATCCCATCTTTCGGCGGCACTCATCGTGTCACCTCTTCCATCACTGCGACAGCTTCGAGCATGCGAACGATTGCTTTGCAGATTTCGCCGTATTGATGGTCACGCTGGTCGATGTTGCGGGTCATCACTTGCAAGGCGTTCATTGACGTTTGCAGGCCCTTAATCGTTCCTGCGATCACTTCGGCCTGTTGTTTCATGTCTGCCTCATGCCGATCATCCACGCCCGCCTCCTGCTCCTGCTGCCGCTCCTGTATGGCGAAGCGATAGCCCGCCTCCCATTCGGCGGCCAATGCGTCTGTAAGCTGGTCGGGTCGCCAGCCAAGCTGTTGCAATGATTGAACTGACATCGGGGCTGCTGACATGCTGATTGCTCCTGTGTGAATAAAGGTTTGGTTGATTGGGTGTCAGGTGAAAACTTTCAATCTGACGTCAAATAGATATTATCCATAATAGCATTAGACGTCAAATCTTTTTCAAAAAAATATTTGGATTTTTTGCAAGTGTATTCTATTGCTACACTTTCGCCGTATTCATTGATAAGCTGGTCGATGATCGGGAACGCTTTGACGGTCTGTTCTGGAGTCCAGCTTGCCACAACTGCCACCCATTCAGGCACGTTCACCGGCTGATCGGCTTCAACTGGTTCAGGTCGGTTTTCAGTCGTTTTTTGCTGATTTTCTACAAAAATCGATTCTTTTTGGGTCTGTTCCAAGTCTGTTCCATCTTTTTCATCAAAACTTGGAACATTTGCAAAGTCTTTATATATATCATCTTCCGTCCAGTCGGGCAGCGAAATGTTCCGTCTTTTTGAGGTTATCTCTATTTGTTTGTTTTCTTTTTCCATTTTTCTCTCTTTTTTCATATCTATTTTCTGTTTAAAACTTGGAACACGGAACAAATAGAACATAAGTATTAATATTGACAATACTTGCAATGTTCCAAACTTGTTCCAAATGTTCCATGTTTTAAGAATTGCCTTTTTCGTCTATTGCCTTGATACCGACATAAGCCCATGCGGTTGTGTCCTTTGTGCCTTTTACTCTCACTTTCCTTTTTTGCACACTTGGATAGACGTCCGTTAAATCTTTGAACAATTTATGAACAGAACTGGCATGATGACCCGTTTTTTCACACCAAATCCGCCAAGAATCGTGAAAATCATTTGTATAGACCCTATCCTCATCATTTGATGTCACCTGATAGTTTTCCTGAATAAACGCAACTATCGGGCTGCAAAGCTCTTCAAGCACTTTCAGCCGAAGTTTTCCGCTTTCTGGCTGCGTGAACTTTCCAGCCTTTACTAATTTCTGAAAACCTTTCACAGCCCATGCAACGATGCCTGGTATCTCTTCCATAATCTCACGGTCAAGATTTTTGTTCTCATTGCCAAGAAAGCTCTTGGACATCGGCATGACAAGATAGCGGTTTGTTAATGCTCCCGTTGTATCTTGCAGCCGTGGCAGTTCGTTGGAGCAGATCAAAAGCCGCGTGGGCAATCGGCCTTCCCATGCCTCGCGATACTTCCGATCAATTGCCACCCGATCCTCGCCACTGATTGAAAGCAGACGCTCAACAATTACAGCCTGATCAGATCGCCCGCCTATTCTCGCATCAGGCACAATCGCTAGCGGCCTGCCAATGCACTTCGCCAGCCCAAACGGGGTCGCCAGATCGCCCAGAGAAGGTGACGCGACGTTTGCCGGGCCGATCACCTCGGTTAATGTTCTGGCAATCGTGCCTTTGCCCGACCTTGGCGGCCCGACCAGCATTGCGATTTTCTGATGCCTCGTATCTTGTGTCAGGCAATAGCCAAAAAACATCTGAAGAGCCTCAATGCATTCCTTATCATTGGGCCAGACACTTTTCAGGAATGCCAGCCATTTCTCAGGCTTGGGCGGATCATCAATCCAGTCATAATTGGTTCTAAAACGCGAAAAGAAATTGCTGGTCAGATTATCAATAGCACCGACGCGAGGGTTGATCATGGCATTTTTCATACAGATCACATCGCGAACGTCCCACCCGTTACCGACTCCATCAAGCCACGCGGGCATACTTTCAATGTTTGCAAGCTGCTTTGTGGTCAATCCGGCAATCGCTTTTCTTACAGCGGTTACGGTTTTGGGCTCAACAGATTTAACCTTGACCTTTGCGCGATCTTCCCGCGTTTCCGCTTTGAAGTATTCTTCTTTGGCATGTTGAGCAAACACGCCATCAATCCAGACTGAAAGTAGAGCATCAATCTCTTCCCCAGGTATCATGTCGTATCTGCCTTGTCTCCATTGCCAGAACTCGCCCTGCCAAGTCACTACCCGATTGACTCCCTGTTCTTCCAGCCATTGTCTCGCCAGCCTATGCGGGTTGTCGTATCCTGCAAGATCGCCCGGCTCATCAATTTCAGGTTGCACCTGCTGAACTTGTTCGCGGTCTTCAATTTCAGGCCTGTAATCATGGCCACTTCGCTTTTTCTCAATCCATGCTGGTAACATTGGCCACTGACTCCCTCGCTCCCATGCCCATTGTGCGGTGAGTTCAAGCACACGCGGCTTGACGTCCCTTTTCGCGTAGCTGTGCGCAGCTTTAGCCTGTTCGCAGCACCAGTCCCGCAAATGAGTGCAGCCGACACCTGCCGCATAACCAGCTATGGCCATCAGGCCGCCCCTGAATTTGTCGTGTCTGGTGTTTTCGGCGGCTCTGGCAATGCTGTCAAAAATTTTCACCGCGCGAGCCGTGAACCATTCTTCCTCTTCAGATTTGGCCGGAACATTTACGACAGCAGCAGGAATCTGCTTTGACTGAGGCGGCGAGAGAATCTTTTTGATCGCTTCAACGGCATGGGCTGGAAGTTCAACCGGGTCCGTCTCTGACTCAATTTCTTTACCGGCAGATGGTGGCATTGCAACCTGAGTCTGCTTGGATGCAATACCCAGAAACAGATCAGCCGCTGCTCCGTTTGAAAGCATGATCTTTTTCTTGCCGAAATCGCCCCACCATTTAGTTAAATCAGGTGGAGCCTTGAACCAAAAATGACGACCCGCCTGAGTTCCGATGGTCAATGTTGCTGGCATATTGCCATTAAAAACTACTGCTTCAAGCTCTGCCTGAATCTCTTCCAGCTTGCTTCGATCTTTGCCGGGTGGGTCGATGTCTATAACAAGATGCCCAATCGGCTGACACCCGATGCCGATCTCTTTTGGCTTCTTTGCAATCAGATCAACCAGCTTTTGACGTCGCTGCCTGATCTCCATTTTCCCCCAGCCAGCACCATTGACGCCGGGGTCTTTAATCTTGCCAGTCGCATCTTTGCCAATAGCAATCGGCAGAATGCCGACGCTTGCCAGAGCATCAAAAGACAATAGGCAATCATGGGCTTCGGCAGCCCTGAAGAAATCGATCCATGCCATTGTTACGATCCTGTTGTAAATATGCGGGAATATTGAGTCAGGTTAGTGGCCTGATTCCATTTGTCTTGCAAATCTTTTAAATCAAACGTGTAGTCGGCATTTATGTCATCGCATTGACATGAATAACCGATTGATTGCAAAAAATATTTTTTACACGATGAGCATTTGCAAATGTTTGTTTCTTGTGCGGTCCCAACTAAATAGTTGAAACGGCTCGGATCATCACTGAATTGATCTAAATCAAGTATATCAATATCAGGCCCGGTTTCATGGCCACGCAAAAATTGCATTACCATTTCTCGATAATCACAATCACAGTCTTGCAATCTCGCCCATCTTAATGCTTGTGGAAAATCTTCCGAAGGGTGTCCGTTTTCTTCGGTTGCAAGTATGATGCTGGAACCAAAACAGACCAAGCTCCTGCCAACAGTTGCAAATCTTGCTTTTTGAGTTGAATTTGCAAGTTCAACAAAACTGGCGTCCGGTTTTATTTCCACAAGTATTTGTTTTTGACCCTGAAAAATCATGAAATCTGGAATATAACCGTTTAAATCAAATGGTTCGTATTCCCATCTCCATCCAAGCAGATCGAACATTTTAGCCCATTTGGCTTCAAGCCTTGATCGAAAGTTAATCCCCTTGTACTGGGTAGGTATTGCGTTCATTGGTTGTTTTTTAATCTCCCTAGATTTGAAAAGAGTCTGATACGCAGCATCAAATTCATCGTCATGTTTGCTTAATATTGCTTGTTTGTCCTCTAGATCAATCTCCATACATGGTGTTATGCGATGGAGAATACTTGCGTGAATATGTGAAAGCGGTCCCATAAATAGAGTCAGTTGTTCTTTATCTACAACTTCCTTCAAACAATGATCACATTTTATATGATATTGATTGCACCATTTGTAGAGTATGAATCGATACTGCCCCTTGCATTTGAAAATGATTTTGCCATCAGAAACTTTCTGATATTGGCAATCTCTTTTTTGGCTAAAAAATTCCTTTGCTGCTAATGTCCATGTTGGCGATAGTGGGACTCTTTGAATTATTCCCATGTCACGCCCCCTTTTTTGCGACATTCCGCGTTTTCCGCCGGTCACGATGTTTTGGCGGAAAAGGTTTTGAGACATACTTTTCAACCAAATCAGAAAACACGGAACAGATGGTCGTTTCGTGTTCGATGCAAGCAATCCGAAGCTGCTTGGCAAGCTGATCTGGAAGATAGACCGTCAACTTACGGTACTCTGACATATAGCTACTCCGTTTCAAGAGAAAAGACGTCCAATAACATTTTTACCATTTTTTCCTTCGTGGTCAAGTAGATAAATAGCAACATAGATTTTGACGTCAGATGGTGCGCGATGTATGATTAAAAATGGCTAGTAAATAGGAGGTATATCACGATGGAGATAACATTGCACAAAAAAACCAGTGTCATGACTGGCCGAATCAATCTCAAGGTATTTCCTGAGATTATTGATAAGGTCGATATAGAAGCATCGCGGCTACGTCGCGAGGGGCTTCGCTTTGGCGAAAGAAAAGCAAAATCAGCCGTGGTCATCATGGCCGCGATTGAAGAGTTCCTGATGCTGCCTGAAGATATTCGCAATAAGCTCTACTTGAAGCGGATTGCCGAATATGAACGTCGTTTGGCGGAGCCTGTAACGCGGACATTTGATCCGTTACCAAGCCCACCTTCAACCACCTGAATAAATGAGTAGAGCCTGTGACCGACGCGACAAAACAAGCCTTTCAACGCTTTTCTAATCCGTTTGTCGAAGGTTCGAATCCTTCCGGGTGTATTTTTGCAAGTGCTTATTTTTATGCTATTTTTCATTTGTCACCCGCCTACATGTACTCCCATCAAAATGCCGAGTTTTTGAGTAATGTACTTAAATACTGTCGTTTTTGCTGATATGGGACGCCCTAAGCACAACGTCCCAACTTTACGCCATCATGCTTATTCCGGGCAGGCGTTCATCTTGTTCAATGGCGTGACCATCTATCTAGGCCACGCCGGGTCGGCTGAAGCGGCAGCGGCCTATCAATCGATTCTGGCAAACATAACCAAGAGCGGCGAGGCTGTGATTCTACCTGTCGAGAATCGGCCAAAAATGACAGTGGCGACGCTCGTTAATGAGTATTTGAGTAACTTACCCAAAAACTACCCGCAAACATCTGGAGAGCCAAAAATGATCAATCTCGCGATCCGTTGGCTATTGCGGCCAGAGTTCGCATCCGGTCACGCCGAATCTTTCACCCCGGCCAAGTTCCTTGAACTTCGCCAGGCGTGGGTTGATGCGGGCAAAAGCATTCTCACGATTAATAAGTGGCACAATTACGTCCTGAATCTATTTAGATGGGCGGCCATGACCGATCGATTGCCGGCCAGCGTCTGGCATTCATTGCAGACCGTCCCCAAGCTCAAGCCTGGTCGATCACCCGCTAAGCCGCCCAAGAAAGTTGATCCGGTGCCGATTGCGCATGTCGAAGCGGTCAAGGCGGTCGTGTCGGATGTGATCCGTGATTTGATCGACCTGCAGATATTTACCGGCATGAGGTCAGGCGAAGTCTTAAGCATGACCACCCGGCAGATTTCGGATAACGTTTATCGGCCTGATAAGCATAAGAATAAATGGCGTGGACACAAGCGGGAGATTCACCTGGGGCCACAGGCACGCGCGATCATTGCCAGAAGGTCGGCTGGATTGTCTCCAGATGATCGACTGTTCAAGTTGCGGGTCGATAGCTATACCACGACCATCGACCGAGCTTGTAAACGGGCAGGGGTGGCACATTGGCACCCGCACCAGCTTCGGCATTTGGCCGGCTCAATGGTCAGGGATAAATATGGGCTGGATGCGGCACAAGCGTTTCTAGGCCATGCCACGGCCAAGACAAGTGAAATTTATGCAAAGGTCAAAACTGATCTGTCAAAACAGGCGGCTGAGGAGATTGGTTGAACTATCCGGCAATCCCAGACGCCCGGTCAATCGTTAGAGCAGATTGGTTCGGGGCATCCTTCGTAGGCGGGTATCCATTCGTTAGCATAAAAGTAGTCAAATTCGGTTTCATTCGTAACTGATAAAACCGATTTGCCGATTGATGCGGCTTCTTCTTCGCCATTGGCACGAATATAACCGCAATGCTGATCTCCCCAGCCTTCCCGATTGGATGATGCCCAGACGCTGTAGATTTTCATTATTCATCTGCCCGGTCAATCAATCGCCTGACCACCTCGCCCCGCGTCACGCGCCAATTTTGAGCAATCGTCGCCAGCTTGGCCGCCGTGGCCTGCGATAACGCGACGCTGATCTGCGCCCGCTCGCCCAGGCTGGCAACCCGCTTTTCCCGGGCGCGTGGTTTGGGCTTGCGGCCCGGCTTGTTGGTGCCGGGCTTGTTGCGGGTGCCGACTGGCCGGCCTCGCTTGGGTTTGTCTGATTCGTTTGACATTCTGGTTGTCTGGCCAGCGTGAGACTGGCCCCAAAAAAGGAAAGTGTGAGACTCCATCCGGTCATGATTGCGGCCTCCTGCCGTGGGGTGGTGGTGACTAAGATTAGTCGATAAATTTCATCGTGATCGGATCTACCTTCCAGCCTCTTACACCTTGGCCCTCGCCATTTTCCCAAGCCATCTCTCTAATACTTGCATCCCAGATATTATCCCTGTTGCTGACAAGGCCGAGTTCACGATCAAGAGCGTTCAAGGCATCTTCTTTTGTCAGCCAGGTACCATACTGATCGCAGTGCTCCCCATTCTTATCTGTCCAAAACGCTGAAAAGAGCGTGCCGCAAAACGTATCAAGATTTTCTGTCAGAGGCTTACCCATCTGTCTATCTCCTATTGCTGAGTGATTGCCCCGGCTTGCACCGGGGCGGGTGGTGGGTTTAGTTACTTCGTAAAACCTTGTTTCAGTTTGCTACGATAGTGATTTCTGGCATCTTCAATCGTCATTGTTTCAGCTTTCTTCCAACCACTTGGCAGCATATTCCATGAATCGTGAATATACTGTTGAACCTTAACCATGTCGCCAATTACGGTGTAGTAGAATGCGACATAAAAAGAGCCGCTCTTGCTGCCGTCTGTTAGCTTAAATGTTTTGGTTTCAGTTGCGGTTGCGTTCATCTGTCTGCCCCTTGCTGAGTTGTTTGTTTCTCTCTGCCCTACGTTATTATTTATGTCGGGTTCATAGTACGAAGTCAATAATAAAAATAGAAAAAGTAAAAAAATATTTTTTCGCCACTCTGTAGAAA